CTTTATGTTGATCAGGTAGAGCATGATATAAGTTCATGTCAAAAGATGGATCAGTTAGCATATCAATATGAAATGAAACTAATTGTCTAAAAAAATCAGGAAATGTTTTAGCATCTGTGCCATAGTTACCAAGTTTTACATTTAAAGCATCAATGTTAATGCCTAAGAAGCCACTTTCTAATGGATTACCTTTTAGTTCTTGAAGGTATGCCTTACGAATACTATCAACAACTCTTTTACCAGTTGCTCTATAAGGAATAGTTCGAGCAGCAGCACTACCACCATGAGTTCCTATACCTGCAATATTTCCTTCTAATGATATTGAACCATTAAAAAATAAGTCAGCATAGGCTTTCTTAACTTCATTTGGAACTTCTGCATCATTCAAGATTCTTTTGCCAGGGGTGGATATCATTTTGTATAAAATACTTTTTGTAGCACCAGTTTGTTTTAACATGAATCCTTTTGAAAATTCTTCAATAGCAATATTATTTATTTCATTTTCATAATCTGCTCTAGTATATTTATCTTTTGGATTCTTTGCTTCAAACATAGTTTTTAATTTTTCAAACGGAAACTTAGAGTGTGCTATTTCATGGTGTAAAACAAATCTTGCCCAGTCATCAGGCTTTTGAAATAAATAATCAGGTAATGGTAAAACACCTTTTACTTTAGGACTAAGCCAAGGTTTTAATGGAAATTGTTTTATAAGTGCATCTTTATCCCATACTATTTCATTACGTTCTCGATTATAATAAGCATGAACTTCTGATCCATCTGGTCTTGTTTTTTTTGAAGTTTTATTAATAACTGGATCATTTGGTCTTGTAGCTGATTTACCTTCTAAAGATTTTATTCTTAATTTAATAGCATTTATATATCTTATTAAATCTCTTGCTCTTAGCTGATTTAACATTTTGCCTTTTATAAATGGCTGTAATTTAACTTCAAATTCTTTTAATAATTTTTTAGCGTTTTCTAATGTTAATTCATTTGTATTTAGTTTTACGTCATCAATATTTATTCCATCATATATACTATCTTTAAATACTGTACCCTGATCTAATACTTCTTCTTTACCATTTTCAAGTCTGACCTTAATTGTGCCTAATTTTGATTTACCTATTATTGTTGCTTTTATTGGTGTGCCTTTTACATCATATACAATTATTTCATTTGATGCTGAAGGAGTAGGCTTGGGATTAATTTTAACACCATCTACTTCAGTTGGCACTTTATCTCTATCAAAAACAAAGTCAGAATATTTTCTAATACTTTGTTGAATCTTTGGTTGCATTATTTTATTAGCAGCACCTCTTATACCAAAACCAAATAAACCTGATAACAAAACTTCAGCAGTAATATTTGTACCTATTTCTGCTGCATTTGTATAAGGATCAAAAGGCGCCCTAATTGCTTCTCGTGTTGCAGCAAAAGGTATTGCAACTTTAGCTGTTTCATATCCAACACCAAAAGCATTTTTTGCAGTCCATGCTGCTTGAATACCTCTATTAAATATTGGCAAAGCTAAACCTACATTTAAAGGATCAAGTATACCTGTCACAATAGGTGCTGTGTAACCACCTCTTTCTGCCTTTGCCCTAATATCTCTTTGTATTTCAATACTTTCTTTTATGTAATCTAAATGCTCTTGATTCTTTGCTGTTGATAAAAGGTCTAGTTGATCTTCATACCCTTCTATTTGTTCATACCATTTAAAATCTTCTTCTGCTTGTTGTGTTGCAAAATCCTCAAATAAAGCATTAAAATGTCTGTATATTCCTTTATATTGTCTTGCATAACTATTACCTAAATCTTCCCAAAACCCTAAGTCTGGAGCTATATCTACTCCTTTGTTTCTACTAAAATATGGAATTACTGGAGGCATTTATTGTCCTGAAGGGTTTTGTGTTACATAAAAACTTTCTAAAAATAATTGCAACATATTTTTATCTTTTGTTTTATCTACAACTTTTCTTTCTGCTTTAATTTTTTTTAATCTTAATTTTCTTAATCTTTCTATCTCAGCTAGTTGTTTACTTTTACCTTCTTTTGTTAATTTTGTAATATACCCATTAGTTGTTATAGTAATTACATCTCCATCTTTTTTTAATAATCCTGATGATTCATCTTGAGCAACAATAATATATTCTGCTGTATTTAATGTTCCTGATCTTTTGGTTGGTAATAATAATATATTTTTGCCAAGTTCGTACTTCTTTGCATTATTCATATGAAGATTAACTTTTTCATTGACGTGTTGAATGAAACCATCAAGTACTTCTCCATTACCAAAAAACCTTTCAGGTGCAAATCTACTTTTAAGATATTTAGTGCCAAAACCAAATGTATAAAAAGCACTTTCACCATCTTGTGTTTCATTATAAATTAATGAAGATTCTATATACATTGCATTATATACATTTTTTAAAATTTCTTTTAATGTGCCTTCACTTGTTCCTTGTATAGCTAATTGTTTTTTTGCCACCATCTTCATATATAAAATTGACTCAGGATTAAAGTCTGCACCACTACCAAAAACATCTTCAGATATAAACTTTCTCATCAAAGCATCAACACTTTTTGTAACTCCCATACCTGCAAACTTGTCATCTATAGCTACTAGATTTTGTTTTTGAGTAACTTCTCGAGCAGCAGCATCTATAGGTGTTCTACTAATTTCATTTAACAATCCTGCTATATTGTCTTCACCATACAAACCTACTCTTGTTGTAAGTGCTAACCAATCATCAAAATTATTATGACCTATATTATCTCTAAAAGAATTATTAGTTATATTACCACTAACACCAGAAGCTGTATAAAAATTTTTAAATACATCAATCTGTGTTATTAATTCAGGTAATGCTTTATCTCCTTGTTGTTGTACACGAACAAGCATTTGTGGCAAATTCTTAAACATATTTTTTAAAGTAATAGGTAATCCGTTATGTTTTAATAAATCAGCCAAACCATTTGGTGTAGAAGCAATTCTGTACAAATCAGCATTAGTCAGTTTATTACCTCCATTATATTTTTGTGCTAAATAATTATCTGCAAGTTTTTCATCTTTAGCACTAAAAAACATTATATCTCTGCCTTCAAATCTTTGGGCAAAATCAACCCCATCATTTTTTTTACCTAAAGCAGTTAATTGAGTATTGATATGTGTAGCATACTGATTCACTCTTTGAACTATGTAATCTCTATTAGGTCGACTTAAGTCTTTATGTTTTTCCAAAAAAGTATCATCAATATCATATTGTGCTAATACTTCTTTTTCTTTAGTTGTAACATTAGCATCTAAAAAATAATTTTTTAAAATATTAACTGCATTTATATCTAAATTTTGTCCTATAGGATCTAATTTATTTCTTACTTGTGCAGTTAACACAGTCTTATCTATTTTATTTATTATATCCTGATAAGTTCTATGTCCAATTTTTACATTATCTCTAAGTTCTGTTGCTCTTGATTTTAAAAAGTTTACATACTCATCTAAATTAACTGGCTCAGTTTCCCCTATAGCATCATCTATTGTTGTTGCACCACCAGTATATAAAGTATCAATATCACTTAACTGATTTTCAATAAAAGATATTTCTTTTGATGTAGCCAGTCTATCTGCATCTTCTGCTGCCTTTAAAACTATTGCATTTTGATGTTGTGCAATATATCTAGCACTTGCTCTTCTTAGTAAAGGAACATACTGTGATCCTCCTTGTGCATTAAGAATCTTTTCTGTTTCACCTATATATATACTTGATAATTTTTGAAACTTATCTACATCACCATCAGCATCTGCTCTTGCTTGTGTTATACCTTTATTAACATCAAACTGTAATTCATTTGCATATATTCTATTTAATTGTTGCTGAGAGGCTCTTTGTGCAACATCACTAAAAGAATCAGGTGCTTTGACTATTCTCAAGATTCCGTCTTTATCTCTTGTTTCAACATTCATTGCAAAGTCTTGACCTTTTTTTATTTGCTCATCTTTTGCACGAACTAATAAATCATTGGTAACTCTTGTTGCATCTCTAGCTATACTTGCATACAATTCTTCTGAACCAGTACGAGTAGTAACAACTCCTATAGGTTTATTAGTAAATGTAGTTCCTTTTGATCTTAAAAAACTCATTAGTCTAATCCTACATATCTGTAATCTGGTATGCCACCAGTAGGTGATGATGTATTTAATGCATTAGTTGGTGAATTAGGTAACATAGGTTGTGCCTTTATAGCAGTAGACATTATATTACTTAAAGCCTGATATCTATAAGCATTTGCTCTATTTTGTGCTTGTAATAAAGTAAGACTCTTTTGCAATGATGTTTGTCCAAGTTTCATTGCAGTATCGACTCCCATTCTACTAACATCAGTTAAAGCATCTTTTTTAGCTTTATCTATTATTTTACTATAACTTCTATCATAATCTCTTCCAGTAGTGCCTAGTATAGATTCATTTGTATTTTGAAAAATACTTAGATTTCTCATTCTTTGATTATGATTTTGTAATGCAGTAAACTTTATATTTTTACCTTGTTGATCAAATTGTCTTGCTTGTAATCTTCCTTGTGCTTTAGCTGCATTAGCTGCATCTAAATTCATTTTTGTAGATACTACTGTAGAAGCTAATGTTAAAAAAAGTGTTGGGCTCAAAATGCTACCTCTACTATCATTCCGTTAATTTGTAAATCTAAAGGAAAAGACTGTGAAACTGTTACTCGTGGATCACGGCTATATCCTAATAATCTAAACTCTTCTTTACCAGTTACTGCAGTCCTATCTACTGACATATCATCTGTCACATTTCTTATAACCAAATCTCTTGTAGTTGATGTTGTATTAGGTCCACTAACACTAACAGCAAGTGTTTCAAATAAATCTAATGTTACTTTTGGTATCTGTCTAGGCTCTCCAGTCAAAGGTCCTCCTTGAATCTGTGCATCTATAGGTAATGTTTTGAGTGTAGGTGTAAAAGCATAACCAATAAATGCTTGTGTTATTCCAGTTTTAACACTACTAGCATCTATTTGTCCACCTGATACTGTAAATGTGCCAAGAAAGTCATTCCCATTTGTAGCTTTTACAGTAGCACCATTACTAAAATGTGAAGTTAAACTACCAAACACACTAGAACTCCCACTAAAAGTATCACAAAAATCCATTGGCATATCATCTTGAAACTCCTCAAGAAATAACTTAGTTGTTCCAGAGCCATCATCTCTAGCACATACAACAAACAATCTTTCATGTACTGCACATATACTATGCCATAATCCTTGTGTATTCCATAAACTCCACCCTGCTTTTTGATCACCTCTTATAGAATAAAATACAGCAATAGTACCATCATTATTAATTAAAAAGGCATAAGACTCACTTCTATTTAATGCACCTTTAATAGATGTTTGTTGTACTGGATCGAGTATAAGATGTGGTGCAAGACCTGATACTGCAACAGAAGTATAAGCACCTTCTTGATCTGTAAATAAAAACTCTCGCAATGCACTACCAGTTTTTTGTATAAATAAAGTTGCACCATCAAATACAGTTGGTCTTACAAAACTACTACCAAAAGGTGTCTGTCTTCTTATCTGTGCATTAGCAGGTGTTACTGGTTTATTAGATACAGTAGGAATAAACAACTCAGCACCAGTAGTAAATATTTGTAAATCTCTATTAGATACTAAATGTCGTATAGAAAATATCTCACCAACATTAGCAGTAAGATCAAGAGCATCATTATCTTCTGCATCACCAATATCAAAGTTAAAAAATTGTCCTGACTTTGAGCCCCATATACCATCAGGTTGTGCTAATGTACCACCAAACCACAATCTATTTTGATGAAATGTTACAGCAGCAGGATATCCTCGAAGAGCAGAATAGCTTTGTTCACTAAACTCAGATGTTGCAGCACCAGTAACTATTCTTGCTCTACCTCCACCAATAGCACTAGATGTAGCAGTTGCACTACTTCCTGCTGTAAACTCAAATGTATTTTCATCAGGTACAGCAGTAATAGTTCTAGATCCATTAATATTACTATTAGCTATTCCACCAACTGCACCTGCTCTTTCTACAGTAATTGCACCACCAGTTGCCAACCCATGTAATGCTTTTGTTACTCTAACTGTACCACTACCTTCAAAAACTTCTATACTATCTATTTCAAGTTGCTGTCTTAATGTGCCTTGAATAGTTGCAGTAACTTGTGTTGCACTTGTAAAACCAGTTATTCTTGCTCTCGTTTCACCTATAAGTAAATCAATACCTACATGGGAAGAAGAAAAATAATCTGCTGATGTAGTAAGAGTCACACTACCAGTTGTGCCACTTGAAGCAATCGTCATACCTAAAGGCTGAAAGCTAAAATATGGCTGAAATATATCATTACCATCTCTTGATGTATCAAAGTTAAAAGTAGATACAGTAAATGTAGTAAGACCAGTTCTTTCTAATATTCTTGTTTGAAATGTATTATGACATATAAACATTAGATCACCTTGCTGTGCAAAAGTAATCTCTTCAAGATAAGATGCTGATGTTGTATTAACTAACCATGATTGACTTGTTAAAGACTGTATAGATGACACAGTTCCATCAGTAGGACTTATTTGAAATATTTCTATTCTTGTATTACTAAATGCTATTATATATTTTTCATCATCTGAGAATATAAAAGGTTCTATTCTTACACTTTGTCTTAAACTTGCTAATGCTGTAAATGCAGGATTACTGCCAAAGTTATGTATTCTTTTAGTACCAGTTCTTTTTTTCAAACCACCTTCTGATCTTATAAAAAAGTTTCTAACTTCTTCTGCTGCATTAGTATAAACTTTTGTATCTGTCCTTGATGTCAAAGCAGGACTAACTTCACCAAACTGAAAGTTATTTAATGGCACTCTTATTCTTGCCATTTAACTTCTCCTATCAGTAATAAATCTTCTTGTAGATAATCTTCTTGAAGTCTGCTGTTGTGAATCTAAGTTTCTAGCTTTTGCTAATAGTTGTTGTGCTTTTTGTTCTATTCTAACCATCAAGCCATCATCTCTTGCTATAGATGTAGCAAAGATAGAAGCTAAAGCATATTCTACTGCTAAAGAAAAATAACTTGGAAATGTATTTTCTTTTGCTCTAAAAGTATAATCTGCAATCAAACTATCTTGTGTCGACTGATCAGAAAATACTTTATCTCCATAAACAGTAAAGTCTACTAAGTTATCATTAACTGTTATAGTATGAACAACTAATGTATCTGTTGGCAGTTGATGTGCAATAGTAAATCTACCAGTAGGCACATCTGATAACTGATTTAATACTGCTTGTTCTGTAGCAAATCTCCATCTTGCACTAGATAAAGTTGCTCTAACAACATCTTCATACATATTTGTAGCAACAACTGCTTCACTACTATCATCTCCAAAACTTGTAATAGGTTCTGCACCAATAAGTATTAATGCTCTTGAAGCTATATCGATTGCTGAATTTGCTGCAGTACTTGTTGTCATATAAGATGAGGGGGATTACTCCCCCTCCCTTTTAATCGCTATCGGCTGTACTTAAGTCTGAACCATCACCACAGTCTATTGCTGTGGCTGATACAGATTTAACTACTGTAGCAGATAAAGTTTTATGGGTTGAATTAGCATCACATATGAGAACGACATCACCTTCTTTCATCATTCCTAATGCTGATTGACCATTCATTTCACCACCAGTTGCATCTGCTGTAGAAAAGTAGTTTGCTGCTCTTACTACAGATAAAGCATCATTTGAGGTGTAGTACCATAGATTAACACCACTACCACCTGCTAGTCGTGTTAAGTTACTTAAATCTAAAGCCATAATCTACTCCTTATGAATTGTTATCAAGAACTTCATATACGCCATTGTCATCAATGACAGTAGCACCCATTGACATCATTGAAGTTGCCAAGTGTGATACTTTTTCAGCGACATAGTTTAGTTCTGTTGTTACATCTGCACCAATACCAAGACCTATAGCAGTTGTATGATATGCTATATTCTTACCTGCTGTAATTGCAGCAGTTGAGAATATCTTGAATCCTAAAAACTCTTTCATTGTCATACCACCTGCAAAAGGTAGGTTTTGCTCACCAACAAAGTCTGATGATGCAAACTCATTAATTAAAAATAAGTCAGCATATCCTTTTGGGTGCATAGCTAAATATCTCTGACCATCTTCAGGAATATTAGCAGTACCAAAAGTTTCAAACAATGATAACAAGTCAGCTTTTTCTACTGCTGAACCAGTATCATGAATTTGAGTTGAGTTAGCACCTGAATCCATAGCTGTGTACAGCAACTCGTCAGTCTTACGACCTAGAGCAGCAGCAGCACTTGTTGCTATTGCTTGTCTTTCATCAATGTTAGTTTTTAACTCATCTAACTTATCGATAAACTCTGCAGCAAAAAAGTCTTGCATTGTTACACTTACGTTAGTGTGAGCTAGTTCCATTGGTGTTACTTGTCCATTTCTGGACTTTGTAGTTGCAGTTCCAGTACCAATCTTTTGAAATCTTACTGTGTTTCCATTCACATTACTTACTGTACGAACAGTATTTCTAAGTTTACTGCCCATTCTCTGATAAGCTAAATGAACTTCTGTTTCGAACTGCGTAATAAAGGCTTGATCTATTGTGTTAGCCATTACACTCTCCTATTAAAAGTTATTTACATTTCCAGTTATCTACTCTTTGTGTCATCTAGTTATCCAATAGGGCTATCAACATTGAATAGGCTGTTCTTCTTTATTTATCAAAATTTTATCACCTTTGCAACGAACAAATCGAAAAACCTTAAAACTATTTAATTTTATAGGTGGTGTCATCAACTCAAAACCTAAAAACTGTAGCCAATCTATAGTATCTTTATGATCAGCAGGTACTACATTTTCTAACTGATAATACTTCTCTTGATAATAATTTACTACAGATTGTGACCATCTTATAAACTTACGACCTCTTTTTTCTATCTCATAACTACCAAGTAGCCATATTCTACCTATCATCATTTCCATTATTGGATTAACACCAAACATACAGATAGGCTGACCATCTATTATGCAAGTATAGTTCTCACCTTTTTCTCTTACACCTGACATTAAAGCACGAAAAGGTGATGCACCATGTATTATACATTCTCGTACATCACTATCTCTTAAGTTATGTTGTAATATATTAGCGTGTTCTGATGTAGCTTTAGCTATACTAAAACCATCATAAACACCTTCACCCATAAAGTTTCTTAAACTTGGCTTCAACATCTCTAACATAATTCATATCTCTTTGTTTGTTATCCCAGTATCTAGGATCACGCATTGCTGCTTCAAGATCACCTTGCGTTAGTTGACTAGGCTGTGTAACTTCTTGTTGTAGATTAATCCCTTTCATTTTTTCTTGTATAAGTTCTAATGCCATAATACCTTCTTTACTTGTGCCAAGCTGTGCTACAGCATCTTGCATTTCTGCAGGAAAAAACTTTTGCATAAACAACTGTGCAGATTCAACTCTTGCATTTGCATTATCACCTAATGAAGCTCTAACTTCATCAAGATTAGGTTGTGGAGTATGCTCTGCCCATTTATTTATACCTTCATCAAACTCTTCTTGTGATAATCCATTATTCCAAGAATAATCTGCCCACCATTTAAGAAGTGGATTAGTTGCTGCTTCTGCATCATCTAATATCTCAGGTATCTGATAATCTCCTGCACTAGCAGGTCTATTAGAATATGCTTCAGTTTCTAATTCTTGAAGTAATCCATTTTTAATATCTTCTTCTTTTTTACCTTTCCAAGATTCTAACTCAGAGTATGACTTAGCCATATCTTCCCAAGTATTAAACTTTTCAGGTAAGCCTTCAGGTCTAGATGTGGCTACTGGGTCTGCTACTGATTCAGTTGTGGGAGGATTACTTATCACATCTGATGTAGGCTCAGTAGCAGATTCTTGTGTTACTTGTTGTTCTTCATTCATTTTTTAACCTCATTGCATGATTGATTCTTTTGACTATTAAAGCAACGAGATATCGTTGCCCTTCCAAGTGCCTAAGTTCGGCATCTGAAATATTACTGCCTGATACTGCTTCTATAGTTACAGACTTCAAATATTTTAAAACTTCTTGACCAGTAGGTGTCTTAAACAAAGATTGTATATTCTGAGATATTATTTTATCTTTTTCTTTACTTCGTGGGAATCCATCAACCCCCAAGTGCTTCGGTTGCATTTTGTGGTAATCCTCCTTGTTGTTGCATCTGTTGTGCCATCTGAACTAACTGTTGTCTTTCATCAGCATCACGAATTAGTTTATCAGGTACACCAAACTTCTTAGCAAGATATAGTGCAGTTTCTTCTGAAGAGATAAGTATGTTTAGTATCTCAGGACCAAAAGAGTTAGCAACTGTTTGTAAGAATCTATTTAAAGAAACTATATCTTGATTGCTTTGTGCTTGTGCTAATGGAGATACACTTCTTATCTTTACTTCTCTTCCATTAACAGTTGGCATTTCAATACGACCTTGTTTCTTAAGAATATAAACTATTCTTTGTAAAACTGGTTGCACCATTTCTGCTTGTAGCCTACCAAAAGCAGAGCCAATCTTTCTTGATAAGTCAGCCATTCTTTCTGCTACTTCTGTTGCAGAGGCAGGTGTTCTATTCGGATCACCTAACATATCATTATACAATGCTCGTTTAATATTATTTCTCATATCATTTAAAACTAAGTTAGCTACATCAAAAGAACCTGCTGCTCTAATTGGCTGTAGACCTTGTGTATTAGGTGCTTTAGGAATGACAGTTCCGGGCAAAAGATTTATTGTATCTACATTAATAACACCATCATCATCTATCTGATAGATACCTGATATAGCCATCTGTGCATTTTCTAATACAAGTTCTATAGTTAAATTTGTAGTTTTAATTGCACTTAAAGCATTGACTGCAGGACCTCTGCCATAGATTTCACCTGATGCTTTACTCCATCTAAAAGCTATAAATGGATTAGAGCCAACACCTTCATATGTTTCTTGAAAAATCATTTGCTTATCGGCTACATCAATAACCATATAAGAATATCTTTCTTCATTAGGTTTATCATATAATCTACAAGATACTTCTAAAATTTTAGTTTGTGCTTCAGGATTGTTTTGTATTCTACTTGCCATATTAGAAGTTAAGACTGCATTAGGATAAGCAATCATAATATCTTCATTCTTCAACATACGTTCTCTATAGACATGATCTACCATGCCATCAGGTCCAGTATCTAAAACAACATGAGGCAAAGGTATAGATTGAAAACGAATAGGATTAACAGCATCACCTTCCATGACACAAAGTACAGCAGTACCCAAAGCCAAGTCGATAAAGCACTCGTGTATTTCTTGGGCAAAATTTGATGTTTGCAATACTTCGAATACATAATCTGTTACCTCATCTAACTTATTATTAATATCATCTTTTTCTTCTTCAGGAACTTCTTGTCCAGTTACAAAGTCTGCCCATCTAGCAAAGTTAGGGGTCAATCCTGATTGCAATCTTGATGCAAATTCTTGTATACCTACAACTGCTGTTTCATCAAATATCTTATCATCTCTTCTTTGACCTGCTGAATAATTTTTAAATCCTTGTCTTTGTGGCAAACAATATTCAAATATTTCATCATAAAGTTCTTCAAACTCTCGCCTTATAGCAAGAGCCTTCTCATATTTTTGAATCATCATGTCAGCAGTTTTTTCGTGCATTAGTCTTGATACTCGTTATAAAAACCTATGCCACCACCTGAACCTCGTAATAATGATCTACGACCTACACCTTTTCTTTGTCGTGTTATATTTTGTTCAAGCACTTCTTGTCTTGCATCTTTTCTTTCAGCAGTTTGAACTTCTTGTTCTGCTTCTCTTTCCATTTCAGCTTCCTTTTCCTCTTTAGTTGGAGGAGGAGGACTTGGACTTCTACCACCTAGACACATAATTTACTCCTTTACATTCTTGCCCATAAACCTTGTCTTCTTGCAGGTTTTGCTTTTCTTTGAAATACATCATAGTCAACTCTTGCATTAAATGTTTCTAATTTTTTATTCATGCCTAACACTTGCCTTCCCTCACCTGCACCTAACATAAGATACTGCATTGCATCATGGATATGTGAGTATCTATCCTTAAGAGGTTTATCTTCATATCGTTCTCCTGATACTTGAAGTCTGCGATATTGATAACCCCCCTCAAATCCTTTTACCAATTCTTTACACCTAAAGTCAATCAAAATCCCTGATTGACCATCTACCATTCTATTTAAAACTGTAGCAACTGATTCAATTCTTAATGACACATCATTACTTGTTGTAGGTCTAGCCATCAATCCTGCACCTCTTAAAACCTGAAAAGGTGTACTTTCATCTGTCTGTGATCTATAGTCACCTGCAGGATCACCATAAATATTTACTTCTAAGTTGCCATATCGTGTTGCTATTTCTGATCTTAGTAGTTCTGCAAACCTAACAATACCCATGTCAAATGCTACAAGTTCTTGCAAGATGAGCCAACGACCACGAACCTTTTGACCAAAAACAGCAGCAGGTGTAAGACCAAAGTCAAGTCCAATATAAAGTGGCACACCATCTGCAACTGGTATTTCTTCTTTTGATACATGAGTATCTGCAACAAACATATTATAAACTGGCTTACCATCTTGTATTGAACCAAGCCTATTCATCACATACACATCTATCCAAGACTTTGTTTTACCTTGAACAAGATTAGGATAATAAGACTTTAAAATATTTTTACTATTCTCTGCTTTATCATTTGGCTCATAACTAACAACAGTACCATCATCATCTTTTTTTTCTATCATTCCACTAGGTTGAGTGTAGAACTGCCAGTTATCAGGCTTAATTAACATACGACTTTCTTCAATAGATATATGATCTGGAACTGGTACAGCACCACTCATGATTGACCACCAATGATCTTCTTCAGGACTATTTGTATCACATATAACACCTGACCAAGTTGCACCTCCATCTTTAACAGAAGGGTATCTGCCAACTCTCATAGTACAAGCATCTATAATTGACTTAGGTATTTCTCTTGCTTCATTGACCCAAACCCCAGTAAGTTCTAAAGATAATAGTTTCTTAACATCTTCAGGTCTATCAAGAGCAAGAAATATAACCTCCATCTCAAGATCACCTGCTGTTATCATATGTGTATAAGGAACTGACCAAGCAAACTTACCCCATTCATTTTCAGGAAACCAATCAAGCCAAGTCTTTATTGTTGTTGTTCTAAGTTGTGGGTTGGTATTTCTGATGACTGCCCATCTGCTTTTTCTTTTACCATGCTTATCTTTTTCTTGCATTAAGCATCTTCTAAAG